GATTGTGCATTTTTATCATAGCAATTACTTAGACCATTGTAAATATCAATAGCACTCAAATTGCTTGTACTAATATCCAATGCATTCATTATTTTCCAGTAGTTAAAGAACATACCTGAAATAACATTTATGCTTGGTGCTTCCTTTGCAGGACTACCAAGTTTGTTATATAGAAACCACATAGTTCTATCTATCATTTTACTCTCCTTTTTTTATTATTAATCTAATAGCGTCATATACGCTTTTGCATTATTATCTCTAAACCAATCTAAGCCTTTTCTTACAATGTTTTGTAATCTATGACTTTCCATATATCCAGGCATCATTTGTGCTCCCATTATCATTGAGTAAACACTTTCTTCTACTGGTGATAACATATATTCTTCTCCACTAAATGGATTACGTACATTAAGCATATCGTGACCTCTCTCTAAAAATGCCACTTGTTTTAAGTCGTAAGGAAATTTAGTATACTTTCTATTTGTAGTTACTTCTTTGCCTGTACCATCTATATATGTTATGTATTCTTTATTCATCTGTATCTCTCCTGTTCATCCATAAATTCATCTTCTGCATATGATGAGAACTCTGCGTGTAGTCCTGAGACTGAGTCAACATATTCTCTTGCAATCACATCACCATCTTTATCATAATAATATGCAATTATATCATCGCCTTCTGTTTTTACTTCTCTTTTATCTACGTTTAAATCCATTATTTTTTCCACTGTTTCTCCTTATTATTACAAATTATTTGTGTAGGTTGAGGTAAGAGAGCTTAGATGTATACAAAGGAAAATAACCCCAACCTACACCTCTAAAATAAACTGCTCTCTGTTTACGCTTTTAGTTTTTTAATTATCCATACGCATGTTTGGTAACATAGTATAGAAAGTAGTATTGTTATCCAATACTCGTTGAATGTCAAACACTGATAATACATGATATCAGCCTCTGCATCATACCAATATTCTTGCATGTTTTGCTCCTTTCATAAACTACAAAAAAAAATAAAAAACCAAAGAGAAAGAAACTATGACTGAATGTTTGTTTAGCATAGTCCATAAAACGTTGTGCGGCGAAGCCATGCACAACCATTACAATGCGAAGCCCATTACAATGCGAAGCACAATATGATTTATACATTTGAGATGGAGGGCGTTAGCCCTCCCTCAAATAGTGATACTAGACTATGTCTGGTATCACAAAGAAGAATCCTGAAAGACCATTCTTTCTTTCAAAGGTACTTCTATACTCAAACCTGGCGTCAACTTCTTGTGCCTTGGTCTTTGCAACTTCCAATGCTTGAATTTCACAAGCCTCAGGTTTGAGATAGAAGAATAATTTACTTTCAACTTGAATATCTGCTGATGTAATTTCTTCTAAGTTAGTATCAGTGAGCTTTGATACCATTAAATCTTTACCCTCACTATCTTTATGTAGCTTCATACTTCCTCCTATGAGCTGTTAACGTTAATAAAAAAATCAAAGCGAAGCGATAGAAGCAATGCACTCCTATCGCTTTTGTGATGAATACCAAATTGCATATAGCTGATTCATCTTCATCTTACGAATACGACTGATAGGTACGCTGGTATTCAAAGAATGAACATAGCGTACCAAATCAGACTTATATACAATAGGGCAACGCATTACGATGCCCTTTGTATTCTATAAGAAAACTGCTCAGATAGAGTAGCATTCTTATAAGGCAAAGAAGCCTGAAACTGCTGTAAAGCATGAAAGGCATTCTTTGCTTTATAGGTATAATCAATACCTTGAAATGATATAGTATACATATATCCTCCATTGTTAAAGTGAAACTTACAGGGTGTGCCTACACGAAGTGGACACACCCAAAAAAAACAAAAAAGCGAAGCGATAGAAACTATGACATGTAATACTTCAAAGGTTCCCAAGTTCGCTTTTGACGAAGTGAATCATAACGACTGCGTGCATACCACTGCTTTGTAGTCATGCTATATTTCAAGTCAAATATATTCCTACAAGCTGCATCGTAAGCGTCGTCAAATTCTTCTTGCTGTTCTGCAATAGAAAGAGAAGATTCACAATCATACTCCTCACGATGAAGTATTGGCCAATCAGGTAATTCATCTTGCCAAGAACTATCATCTGCAAGATAGTAATCTACTACCTCATATGCATATGACACTCCTTTGCAATTATCTATGATGGAAGATAATCTAGGTAAACCCCTAGACTCAATGTACTGAGCTTCTCTGGGATTTAATCCTGTTATCACAAGAGTTTCTCCGCCTTTATTCTTCCAAACCTGAGGACATTCGCCCTCGCCATCCCAACAATGTGCACCATAATTTTCTTTATACTGCACTCTAATTACACATTTAATACTCATGATTATACCTCCTAAGGTTGAGTAAGATTAATATAGGTTGTAGGTGCTTACCAACTGACACGCCAATATCGGAAGCTAATGCTCCGCTGATAAAGTGTGCCGTACAAAAGGCCTCACACCTACAACACAACACAAATAAAGCAATAAGATAGAAGCTATCTACATGCTTTATAAGTAGGGATTTTATAATGTAGGTGATGTAATCTGTCTATCAATAGGATAGAAGCACATTGCAATGTGATTGACATGCTACTCACTCACACCAACCCTACACAACACAAACATAAAATCACAAAGATAGAGTCCTTTATGAGCGAAGCGAATAAGATAAAGCTGTGTGGAGCGGAGCGGAACACAAGGCGAAGGAGGCACGACTGAGCATATAAGAATAAACGTGTGAGCAAATCCCTCAGGATTTGTGAACACAAATTTTCAACGAAGACGAACATACACAACCAAAATGAGGGGGGAGTAGGTAGTATATATAGCTCCCACACGCATTCTAATCCCAATTTTTTTTAGAAAATTTTTTTATAGACTTCAATAGCAGTTTATGATTAACTTATCATATGATGGCTCAGAAAAAGAAAGTCATAGAATTATACGACAAAAATAAGGGAAAGTGGATTAAAGCAGTAGTTGCTGGTGACGCAGACCCTGATAAGTCAACTCATATGTATGATTTGATTATGGCACAGATTGAAATCTTTACTGTACAAGATGAAATGGAGTTGGGTATTGCAGTTGTTGAAAAAAATTAATGTAGGGATTTGTTTAGTATATACTAAGACTAAGTATATACTAAGACTAACACACTTAATCTTTTATAAGATTAAGTGTTACTTATTAAGACTAAGTAAAAGATTAGAAGATTAAGTATATAAGCTTAAGCTTATAAGCTAAGGTGAGGACAAAATGAAAAAACCAAAAGAAAAGTTAACAAATAAAGAAATTGCTAGAGTGTTGATGAATCTATCCATGAGATTGGATGAGGTAGTCCATATGGTAATGACTGCAGATAGAATGTTCAACGAGTATGTAAAGTTTACAGGAGAAAGTGATAAGTTTACAAAGTACTTAGAAGATAAATTTACTAAAGATGATAACGATACCAAGAAAGCTAAAGATAAATAACTACCAAGAAGTAGACTATGAAGTCTTTCCAAAGAAAGAGTTTAAGTTGAAATACAAGCATTGGAAGGATTGTAAGGAAGGTGAGTGGGGAATATCCGATGATGGGTATATAGCTCAATGTCTTGCAGTAAAAACATATGCAAGTGGTATAGAAATGACTTATCCTTATGGAAAACAATGGGTAACTAAGACTAGTAAGTTAGAGTTTGAGCCACATTGGGAGTCAAAAAACTTTAATTCGGTGTCTACAAAGAGCAATATGGAGCTAGAACTACAAAAACGTAGGTCCAAAGATGTGTTAGATGCGTATATGACGTACATATTTGCTGGTAAAACGCCAGATTTTGAAAAATTAGGGCAAATGTACAGGCCAGACCAAAAAAAGCCCTCCTGGACCGTAAAAAGATTGTTGAAAACTAAGGGAATGAAGCAAATGATTAAGGATAAGATGAAAGAAGTGCTTACAGAGCGTGGAATTGATGAAGGATATGTGTTAGATACTATAAAAGATGCTATTGGTGTAGCAAAAGTCAATGAAGACCCTGGTAATATGATTAAAGCAGCAAAAGAGCTATCAGATTACCTTGATATGAAACCAAAAGCTAAAACACAAACAGATACACTAGAATTAGACCTATCACATCAGATAGAAGCAAACTTTGAAAAGCAAACAAAAAAATTAACTGCAACAAAAACACAGGAATTGCCAAGTGAAACAGAAGATAACTATATCAGGAAACAAGAAGAATCTTAATATCTTTCTAGCCACCTTGATTGAGGTAGCAAAAGATTTTGGAATCAGAGTAGTTTTTGAGCAAGATGGATAAAAAACATATATTACAACAGATGCGTAATGATATGATTCTGTTCGGTAGAATGATTATGCCGAATATGTTTAGTCAAGACTCACCATCGTTTCATTACGATATCACAAAACACTTATTAAAGGAAGAAGAGAAACAAATTAATATTATTGCACCTCGTGGTCATGCTAAGTCTTCCGTTGTTGCTGGTGTTTTTCCTTTGTTCCATCTTATGTTTGACCCTGGTGTTAAGGTTGTCGTACTTGTGTCACGAACTCAGTCGCACGCTACGAAGCTCCTGGGAACAATCAAAGATGTACTAAACTATTCACAAGAGTTTCGATACTTTTTTGGATATTGGGGAATGCAGAATGCACGAAAGTGGAGTAATAACGAAATAGAATTGAAAGATGGTAGTATTGTTATCTGTAAAGGTACAGGACAGCAAATTCGTGGTATTAAACATGGGAATCAACGACCAACGCTCATTATCTTAGATGACCCAGAAGACGAAGTAAACACTAAAACAGCAGAAGCAATGGAGTTTAATCTTCGTTGGCTGCTTCAGTCGGGTGTACCTTCCCTTGACCCTATCAAGGGGAGGATTGCTGTTATTGGAACTCCACAACACGAACGATGTCTTGTAGAAACTTTGAAAGGTATGGAAGGCTGGAGAAACTTAGAGTACAGACCTGACATTGATAAAGAAGAAGCGTTGTGGGAAGAGGTATGGCCTATAGACAAATTAAAGAAAAAGAAGTCTGAATTAGAAAGTATCAATCGATTATCTGTATTTTATAGAGAGTATTTGTGTCAAATTGTAGGAGATGAAGATAATCTATTTAGACCAGAGGACTTTCAGTTCTATGATGGCTATATCGAAACAGACCAGGCAGGGTTGTCGACCCTCGTTCTGACGAACCTTAATGGTGAGGAAGTAAACGAGAGACGACCTGTGAATGTATTCACTGGTGTCGACCCTGCTAGCAGTACTAGAAAAACAGCAGACTATAGTGTCATATTCAATATTGCTGTTGATAAAGACAATAATCGTTTTTGTCTACCTTATTACAGGAAAAGAGCTACCCCATTACAATTAGCAGATGCTATTATAGAAAACTTCAAAGTATACGATAGTGCTAAAACACGTATTGAGTCTGTTGGATACCAAGAAATGCTACGTCAATACATTAAAGAAAAGTCAGAAGAGCTAGGATTATTTATTCCTGGACTAGAAGTAAAAGAAAATCCTAGAACTAGTAAATCATTTCGACTAGAAAGCTTACAACCGTTATTTGCAAATAAAAAAGTATTTATGAAAAAAACAATGCAGGCCTTTGAAGATGAACTGCTATTGTATCCCCGTGGTAAACACGATGACTTGCTAGATGGATTTTTTTATGCAAACAAAAATGCATACAAACCATCTCACGATGAAACTACTCAAGAACAACAAGAACAATTCAATTTTTTCAAGTCTAAAGTAGACTGGAGATTAATGTAAAAAAGTTCTTGACAATTAAAAAAAATTGTTTATAAATTCAAAGTTAGAAATGGCTGATAAAAATTTTGCAAAATATCGTATGAGTTTTGATGATTTCATTTCGGAAATAGATAAAATTGAACAAATAGAGATACCGAAAAACTACATAATGATTGAGCATGGACATAAAAAAAAGAAAAGCCAAAAGCAGAAAGCCAGAAAGTCAAAATAAATTAGTATTTAATTACGACACTGGCAATATCGATGAAAGAGAAACACATCCTGAAGTACAAGTAACCAGAGAACTCTGGACTCAGTACAATTCCTCAAGAGAGCCATGGGCACAAAAGTTTCAAGAGTCTATTGAATTTAGAGCAGGTGCTCAATGGACACAAGAACAGCAAGAAGTACTTGAACAACGAGGGCAAGCACCTATTGTTGTTAATCGTATACATCCAATCGTAGAAACTGCAAAAGCTCTATTGACATATAACTCTCCACAATTTAGAGCAACGGGTAGAGAAGATAGTGATAGAGATACAGCAAAGGTATTTTCAGATTTATTTCAGTACATTTGGAATATTAGTCAAGGAGACTTAGAGTTAAAACAAGCTATTGACGATTATTATGTTGGCGGTATGGGTGCGTTAATGGTATATCAAGACCCAGATGCTGACATGGGCAAAGGGGAAGTTAAGTTAAAAGCAGTAAATCCATTAGATTTATATATTGACCCGAACTCAAAAGATAAATTTTGTAGAGATGCAGCTCATATTATTATGGCAAGCTACATGACAGATGAAGCAGCAATGCAGATGTATCCTGAGTTTGAAGATATTATTGAAAACTCTGCAGAAGAGCCAGAAGCATCAGATGATTATCCAATAACAAATTTATCAAAAACAGTAGACCAGGTATTTCCTGGAGATGTTGAAGACAGAGCACATACTGTTAGAAGATATTTAGAGCGTTATACTAGAGAGATTCATCCGTACTATAATGTATATGAACCTTTTAGCGAAAGAGAATTTTTATTTAATCATGAAGAATTTGAACAATACAACTCGCAACTTTATGTAAGGGTTAGAAAAGCAACAGGCGAAGAAACTATAGTATGGCAACCTGAAGCAGTTCAAGAGTTAATGGAAGAAATACAAGAAAATGGTGCATTATATCATTTTGTATTACCTCCAATGCAATTAGACCAAAATGGTATGCCAGTACCACAACAGCCAATGAAAGTACCAGGAGAAGAAGGCCCAGGCTCTATTCCAGGTAGTACTATTGCATTATTACCTATTACTCCAGAAGAATTAAAAGGATTAGGTAAATTAACTTGCAATGAAGTAGATGTACCTAGAATTAGAATGGTTGCTAGTGTAGGAGATTCATTGCTTTATGAAAGAATTTTACCAATAGAAGATTATCCTATTGTACCTGTAATGAATATACATTTAAGAACTCCGTTTCCAGAGTCAGATGTACGTATTTATAGACCATTACAAGAATATATCAATAAGATTCGTTCTTTAATTATTGCACACGCTAGTACAAGTACTAATGTGAAGTTATTAATACCACGTGGTAGTGTAGATAAAAGACAAGTTGAAGAAGAGTGGGGAAGAGCAGGAACAAGCGTTATTGAATTTGACGCAGAGCTAGGTGCACCAATTGTAGCTGGTCCAGTACCTCTTCCCAATGAACTATATAAAAATGAAGCAGATGCAAAGTCTGACCTAGAATATGGATTTGGAATTTATGAGTTGATGCAAGGTGGGGGTAGAGGTGCACCATCTACTTATAGAGGTACTATTGTAGTAGATGAATTTGGTCAAAGAAGAATTAAATCTCGTAGAGATGATATAGAAGATATGTTAAATCAAGTAGGTACAATTGCTGTTCCTTTGATGCAACAATTATATACAGAGGAAAAAGTAATTAGATTAGTACAACCTAATGGAGAAGAGACTAGTCAACGATTTAATTATTATAAAGAAATGGAAAATGGTGAAGTTGTTAGGTATCATGATATTGGTGTTGGTAAATATGATATACAGGTAGTATCTGGTTCTACCTTACCAACGAATAGAATGGCATTGTTAAATACATATATGCAAATGTATCAAATGGGCCTAATTGACCAAACTGAAGTGTTAAAGAAATCAGAATTAGTGGATATTGATGGCGTTATGGGTAGAAGTGGACAAATGCAACAGATGATGCAGCAAATGCAAGCAATGGAACAAGAATTAAAGAAAGTCAAAGGTGACTTACAAACAGCTCAGCGTGAAGAAGTTCATGCTAAGAAGCGATTAGAAGTAGAAAAATTTAGTTCTAAATTAGATAAGGTGTCTAATAGAGCTGATATGGCGTCTAGCTTATTTCAAGCTAGGCTCGGAGACCAACAACGACAGTTGATGAACTCGTCAAATGAAATAGAACAACCAGAAAGTTTATTTGAAGAAGACGAGAGTTAACGTAAGGAAAAGGTAATATGGAACAAGTAGAAAGCAATATAGTACAAGAGAATGCACAAGACCAGACTGTAGAGTCAAGTGATATTCAAGCAGACATTTTTGAACAAGTGTTTAACCCGTCTGGACAAGACCCTTTTGCAGCAGAAGCTAGCTCAGAAGAGGTAATTCAGCAGGAAGAAGCACCTGTTACAGAAAGTGAACCTGTAAGTACTTTTGATACTATAAAAGCGAAAGAAGATGATAGTCAATTTAATTACTGGCAGTCACAAGCAGATAAGACAAAAGCAGAGATGGAAGCGTTAAAAGCTGAAATGGAAGCATTAAAGTCTCAAGCTGCTCAACCTAAGGAGGAGACTAGTGAACCTAAGTTAGTTAAACCTTCTAAGCCCGTGAAACCAGTAGACTATGATTATTCTGAGGCCTTAGCTGACCCAGAAAGTGCTAGTGCTAAGTATTTAGCATCTAAAGAGGACTATCTGGAACAGATGAGTGATTATGTATTAAAAAAAGATGAACTTAGAGAAGCACAAATGACACAAGCACAACAAGAGCAGTTAGCTCGTCAGCAACATCAAGAAACCTTGAGTGAATTGCAGATGAAGTATAACTATACTCCTGAACAAGCTAATGACTTTGTAAAAACTATGAGTTCACCTGAATCATTGTCTTTAGACAATTTAGTAAAGCTACACCAGTTGAACCAGGGCAATGGCCCACAAATAACTGAACAAGTCAGTCCAGAAGCTCAACAGAAACAACAACTAATGAATCAAAGACAAGAAAAGCTCTCCATCCCAAAACCGATAGGGGTGCAGCAAGGTCAGAGTGTACAGTCGCCAAGTAAAAACGTAGAAGACAAAATGATGGATGCTATGCTTACCGATTGGAACAAGCGTAACATCTTTTAACAATTAGGAGATTATTATGGCGAACATATATTCAAAAAGCATTAGTGCTACTCCAGTAGGAGAAAGTATTAATGATATTAGAAGAGTGTTTAACTTTGGCGAAAGAGTTGCCGAGTTAAATCCAGCTGCTTCTCCTTTCTTCGCATATCTATCTAAAGTTGCAAAAAAACCAACTGATGACCCTGTTTTTAAATTTTTAGAAAAAAGACATCAATGGCAAAGAAGAAACTTCTTTGTTGACGGTAATGGTTCAGATGTAACTTTGATTAACAGCTCAACAGCTTATTCTGCAGATTCTGATTTAGATTTATCTGCACAAAACTTTGATGTTGACTATGATGTGACAGGAAGAAAAACTGGAGTTGCAGCTAAAGTGGAATTTGCTACACCACTTCAAACATTTGTAGTTAAAGGTGTATTTAACGATGGTGGTACAGATAAAGATGTATTGCTTTATTATCGTATAAATGCAAGCGGTGTTACACAAGGAAGTAATGACACTGCTATTACAGCAACATTTTTAAAAATGCTTTATGTAGCTACTGCTACACAAGCTGATGGAAATTCTGCTGTAGTTGAAACACAAACAGCAGGAGCTGTAACTTTATCAGATATTGGTGAAGCAGACACTATTACATTAGTTGATAATGCACCTGCACAAATCATTGGCTCAGCACACGCTGAAGGTAGCGATGCTCCAGACGGATGGAGAGACGAGTTTTATTCAAGAGAGGGTTATACCCAAATCTTTAAAACTTCAGTACCTCTATTTTCTGGTTCAACTTTAGCTACTCGTTACAGAGGTGACGCTAATGAATACATGAGAGTGTATCAAGAAAAACTAATGGAACACAAGATGGACATTGAAAATGCATTACTATTTGGTTATGGTTCTGCAGACGAAAGTGCCGCAGCTGGTCCAGTACGTAAAACATGGGGTATTTTACCTTACACTGAAATTTATGGTAATGTAAAACAATTTACATACGCAAGTTCAGGGTATGATACTTTTGTTGATGCTATGTCAGACATCTTCGACCCAGAATCAGCAGCAGGTGGTAATAAACTTGTTCTTGCTTCTAGAAGTGTTATGAACTGGCTTAACAAGTTAGGTGGCCAATCTTTCTTAGGAAATACAATGGCTCTTAACGATGGTTACAGAAGTAACTTAGATAAGAATGCTGGTATGTTTAATGGCGTTCCTGTTACTACAGTAGACACTATGTACGGTACATTAAACTTCGTAATGGAACCTCTTTTAAGAGGACCATGGGCTGACCATGCTGTTGCGATTGATTTATCAAATGTAGCTTACAGACCATTAGCTGGTAATGGTGAGTCAAGAGACACACAAATTATCACTAACGTACAAGACAATGATATTGACGGAAGAAAAGATATGATTCTTACAGAATCAGGTCTTGAAATTTCTCTTCCAGAAACTCATGCTGTACTTAAATTTAACTAATAGTTAAATAAACAAGGGGGTGATTAAGTTCACCCCCAAAGAATTTAAAAGGAATATTATGGGTGCAACAAGCGTAAAAAGTAGAATATTAGACTTATTAGCAGATGTAGTAGTTGATAATACTGCAATAGGGCAGTTTGCAACTGATGCTGCAAAAGAAATTATTAATGTATTACCATTAGAGATGCTATGGAGTATGAGCACTACTACAGAAGATGTAAGCGGTGCAGGTGCATCTGTTACTTCAGCTAGAGTACTAAGTGTATCTAGAGTTGGTAAAACAGCAAGAGAAATACCTTATTCAGATAGAACAAGATATACTGAATCTGGTTCAATTTATAAAGCAACTAATAATAGTCCAGTATATTACAAACAAGGTGGAAAAGTATATGTTATACCTAATGCTAGCTCTGATGCTAAAGTAGAACATGTGAACTACCCTTCAATTACATTTGATAATGATTTATCAGATTTTGTAGGTGCACCAGACGAAATAGAGCATTTAATTATTATGAAAACTGCTATTAAGGCTAGATTGTCAGAGTTGAATGAGTTTCAAGATGACACAGAGGAACACAACTTAAAAATGGCAGATTTACAATTATTACAACGAGAGTATGAAGGAGCTTTAGCTACATTTGTAGCATCATATAGTAGACCTTCACAACAAAGGGAAGAACAATGACACAACAAGAAATGATTGAAACTATACAACAAGACTTCCCTGAAATAGGGGAAACACAATTACGACTAATGTTAAATAGAGCATTAGATAAGTTTGAAAGTGAAGTAGAACTATTAAGAGGAACTGCTACTGTATCTGTAACAGAAGATGATAAAAGAAGGTACGCATTTACTGATTTTACTGGTATAACAAGCAATGACGACGTATTAAGTGTAGATAGAGTAGATTATAACAATATACAAGTAAAAAGATTTACTGGAAACATTGAGGAGACTGATATAACATGACCGATTTAGCAAAAAATTTTGATTGGCCTACTAATGATTTAGTGTATGCTTTAAGAGATTACAAGTTGATTATAGCTAAATGGGATTATGTAAAAGATAAGTTAACTTCATTAGATAGTACTGAACTATCTGCTGGTGATACCATTAGAATACACTATGCTAAAAAAGGTACAAGATTTACAACAGATTTAACAGATACTCCTGAGTTTCCAGCAGAGTTTCATGAAGCTCCATTATACAGAGTATTAGAACAATTACACGCATCGAGAGGGAATATACAACAAGCTATGTATTATAAAACAGAATACAAAGAGTGTGTAATGATGGCAAAAAAATATAAGAATCGTGGTAAAGATGATTCTAATTATGCAATTAATCAACATAGTTATTAGGGGGATAGATGGCAGCAGCAAAACATAATTTAGTAATAGAACAAGGCGTAGACTTTTCATTAGAAGTTACCTTAACAGATTCTTCTGGTGTAGCAATCGATGTATCAGACGATACGTTTTCATCAAAAATTAGAAGAAGTCCTGAAACAGATGCTATACAACTTTCAGGGTCAGCTATAGATTTTACTGCAAGCGGTCAAAATGCTTCAGGAGAAGTAACATTTTCATTAACTGCTGCTGAAACTGCTGCTTTACCAGGAGATAATTTAATATACGACATTTTTAGAACAGATGAACTTGGAAATGTTACAAAAGATTTAGAAGGTCAAATACAAGTAATTGAAAGGGTGACATACTAATGGCTGTTACGATTAGAAAAACTGACAATGATATTAGAGTAACTAAAAAAACAAGTACAGTAACTGTAAATAAAAACACTACTGCTGCACAATTTAGCTCTTTTACTGCAGCTGGAGATTCTGGTTCAAGTATAATTACAAATAATGAAACTTTGAGATTCACGGGAGGAACAGGTATTACGTCTATTGTTTCTAACGATGAAGTAACACTAAACATAAACGATGAAGTGTTGCAAAATAACGATACAGTAGACGGTGGCACATTTATATAAGGGGGAAAAATGGCAAATAAATTAAAAATATTAAGAACTGACTCAGGCAGTTATTCTTCAACGGGGAATCCTTCATCATTAGACTATGGTGAATTAGCTTTTAATAATGGTGGAGAAAAAATATTTATAGGAAAACAAACAAGTGCAAGTAGCAATCCTGTAGCTGGTACACATACTGATGTATTTCACTTAAGTACATTAAAAGATTTAAGTGGTGGAACTGGTATTACTTATCAAGTATCAAGTGGATTAGGAGATAATTCTGGTACAGTTTCTGTTACTCCTGCTCAAACAGGTATAACTAGTATTTACAATCCTAATTTAGAGATTGGTAATGCTGAAGGCGATAATTACATAGATTTTTCAACAGCAAATACTATTAATTTTTGGATGAACAATGGAAGTCAAAAAGCAATAGAAATTGGAGATACATCTGTAACTATATCTCAAGGTACTTCTAATATAGATTTTATTGTAGACGATTCTTCTGGAGTAGAGGCTTTTAGGGTAGACTCAGGAACTGGTGAAACTACTATAGCAAATACTTTAAATTTAGATGGAGACCTATTATTAGCTACTGGAGATATGATGGCAGATGATGTAGTAGCTAATAGTTATCATTATAGAAGTTATGATGCTGGAACTGATACATATTCTGCTGGACCAGAAGCATTTAGTATAGGAGCATCAGGTGGCGTAACCTTTAATGCAGCATTATCGCTTGACAATAATTTAACCGTAACAACTGCAACTGGAGCTATATTACGTTTAGATAGTAGCGATACAGTTATAACAGCAAATGATGTACTTGGTAGAATTAATTTTTCAGCACCAAGTGAAGCTAGTGGTTCTGATTCAGTACAATTAGGAGCTTCTATAGCAGCAGTAGCGCAATCAGCTTTTGATGCTTCTACAAATAAAACTGATATTATATTTTATACTGCAGAAAGTGGAGTAGCTGATGAGTCTATGAGAATTGGTTGGGATAAAAAAGTTACTATTAAAGGTGATTTACAAGTAGATGGGACTACAACAACTGTAAATAGTACTGTAGTAACTATTGACGACCCTATTTTTACTCTTGGTGGAGATGGAAATGGTATTGACGATAGTAAAGATAGAGGTATCGAATTTAAATGGAATAATGGTACAAGCGCTAAAGTTGGATTTTTTGGATTTAATGAAGATAATCAAAAATTTACATATATTAGCGATGCAACAAACACTTCTGAAGTATTTAGCGGAACATTAGGTGATGTAGAGTTTGGTACATTAGTATTAAACAATTCTGCTGGTAATTTAGATGGTGCGCATATTGATGGTGGAACATTTTAATAATTTATGGCTAACGTAATTAAAATTAAACGAGGGTCTGGTACACCTTCTACAAGTAATACAGAAGCATACGAATTAGCATACGATTATACAGCTGATATTCTATATATACACGATGGTGCTAGCAACACTATGGTTCCAGTTGGTACTGGTACAGTAGATACAAGCGGTACTCCAATAGCTAGTGAATATGCACGATTTACAGATGCTAATACTATACAAGGTATAAGTGCTGCTGGTGTAAGAACTGACTTAGGTCTTGTTGTAGGTACAAATGTTCAAGCACAAAATGATTACTTACAAGATATTGCAGATTTAAGTACAA